AAACAACAAATACTTTCTGTATTCCTCATCCCCCATTACGTATGTAGATTCTTTATAGTTCGCCATTTCACCGGCATCAGCACGAGACAAAACAGCAATTTTCCCGACGCCATCAAGTTGTTTTCCTTCAGCTTCTTCAAGAGACCTCAGCCCTCTAAGTTGCTCATAAAACAAACAAATATCATTAAGCTGATGCTGTATAACATCGACCAAAACGCTAATGTTTGGCTGATCCTGAAATTGTGTTACAAGGTCTTTTTTCAGGTCAACAAGATAATCGAGATTATACAACGTCAGACACCTCTATTCTCGTTATATCCGTAACTGCCCTTTGTCTCGGCGTTATGCTGACCATCTTTTCAGTGTATTGTCCGGAAGAAGGTGTCGTTCCACTGTCTGTCGTATGATACAGCCCAATATCAAAGTAATCCACACCCGGAACCTCTTCATAAAGAGACTGTAAAAATCTTTGCGGGGTAACGTCATCTCCGGCTTTCAACTTACTCATACACTCAATGAGTGTTTTTTGCACAAGCTCGTCATAGTTCGGTGGTGTATGCATTCCCTCTGCAAACTTTACCACAACTTTATACCATACGTAGACCTCTTCAGGACGCTGATAACGGATGACTATATCTTCCCCATAATCACCGGGCAATGTAACCTCAACACCACCATGCTCCGCGTCGCAATACGTACTGATCCCGCCAGCTTTGGAATCCAAAATTGCCTGAGCCATCGCGGTAGAATCAAACGTCCCATCAACGACAACCTCGACGGAGTGCGGCCATCTGCCGAACTCATCCGTCACGTTTGTATCATTCTCATATACGGAACAACTTTCAACACCCTGTACAGTGTCCAAAATATTAGAGCGAATGCTTTCAATCATTCTGGAAGAACGGACGAAAATCTTGTCAATATAAGACTGCCGAAGTTCTGTATCGGTTTCGATATCCTGACCAGCAATGTAATCTCCAACATTTATAACAGATTGAAGACCAGCAACAGGGTTAATTATTTTAGTTATCGTTCCATTGGCAAGGTAAATGTTTCCCGTTTCAACAGTCTCAAAATTTGCGAGTTTCCCAATATTAACAAGGTCGAATCCATATAAGTTCAGAATGGAATAAGGGCTGGTCAAATTTTTCGCCACAAGGCGTAAAGTTTTAGGATTATCGCTTACAACCTCAGCACTTAAAGGATTAGCCGGATATGTGTTCGAGTCTGTAATGAACCGATTTAAAAGGCTTTCGTCAGTCTCATTAGGGTTACGGATTGCAGAATAACCGATGCTATACTCATCCCCAGCACGATGCACTTGATAACCAATCACCGAAGGGCTTCCGCTCGACATTGTAACGCTAAACCCACTGCAATCAGTGTCCAAAATCGTGACACTTTCCTGATTTACAAGATCGACTTGCGGAATCGTGTCGGAAGCAATCAGCGTTCCAGCCGGGATTGTTGCGTTTTTAACGCCGAAACAAATAACCTTATAATAGGATTTTTTCGCCGGTTCTCTGATAATGCCACCGTACTGAACAGCATTGTCAAGGTTTTTCCCTTCCGCGCTGTTCGGGTATTGGGAGTAATAAACATCAGAACCATATACCCACAAATCGGCTAACTGATCCGCAATGTTCCGAATCAAATGACAAAGAAACGATTCAGGATTTTTCCTTGTGTTCACGCCCCATTTCTCAGAAAGCTCTGTGTGTATCTGCTCCTCAATCACATCAAGCCGTTTAATGTTCGGCCCGGAACTTGTTAATCCGTATTCAGGCATATAATTCTACCTCCTCCCGGAAGGAATCCTCATCCGTCTCGGCTTTGTAAATCACTTTTAACGTTCTGTCAGCGGGATTATAATTTATATCCTCTATGCTTGCGCGGACAACCTTGTCACACTTCAAAATCTCGTTTACAATATCTCGTTTTATAATTTCTATATTTGGATTTTTAACAAGAATATCCTGAAAATAAGGAAGTCCGAATTCCGGCCCTAATCGCCATTCTTCAAAAATCCATCGAAGATGAATCAATATATCTTGCTGTATGCTTTCGGTTAATTGGATGTCCCCCATATCTGTCAAATCCAAATCACCGGATTTTGTGAGTCTTATATCCACCTTTGCAGACCTCCACGCTTCTTAGTTAAAACAACAACGCTCCACGACGCACGAGAAGGCGTCTATTTTCAACGACAGATAAAACAATATATCTATACTCATTTTAGAACTAATCGCAAAATAGGCACCTTCTCGCAATCGTCACGGCATCACGGATCGAGCGTCCCGGTTATCGGATTGCCGTAACTGTCATGAGCTGTATATCCACGCTCCAAGTGAGCCGGTTCGACAGTATCACCTTCAAGGCTTACCGCATTGATGTGACGAATTGTTCCACCGTGTTCATCAATTTCATCGACAACGGAAATAACACTACCACTTCCACCGCCGCCGCCTCCACCAATCGGAGGACTGCTTTCTCCACCACCGGAAGGAGTTGTATGCGTGTGACCGGAAAGACTAACTTCACCAGCCACAACGTCTTCGGTCGCGCTGATTTCTCCGGTAACAGAAGCATCCCCAACGATGCTTTCATCCCCGGTTATTTCAACATCCCCAACTATCTTTACGGTTCCGGTAAGATTTATTTCATCGGCGGTTATATTAACCTTCGCGGCTGAAAGCACATCAACATCTTTTGCCGCATTCACCGTAACTTTATCGAGCGTCCTGACATTTAAGGTTTTCTGTGAATCAAGAATTATATCGTCTTTCTTGATTTCAACAAATGTATCTTGAAGCTGTAAAATGATTGCTTCATCATCCAACGCCTTTTTAACAACGGGATTCGGTTTTGCGAACAAACCCGGAATGCATATAGCCTCCGTAAGGTCGAACATCAAATCCGTATCGGTTTCTCTGTTAAAAAGCCAATAATCTATTGGACGCTCCGCACAAACGACAAGACACTCATCCCCTTTTTTTATCGGGTAAGCAATCGTCGCTTTCTGTCCGAACACTTGCGGGAACCACACGGGAACACCAGTAAGAACGGGATAATCAATTAAATCTCCGTTCGGCTTCTTGTACTTCATTACGGGCTGAATATCAGCGAAATTTTTTTCGGGATCGTATTTTTCGATTCTTCCCGGAAATGCCGTATGAATTCCATTAACAACATGGGAAATGCTGTTCCGCAATGAAGCCGTAAATTCAGGAATCATATTGATTTATCCCCCCCTTCTTTTTATCTATCAGCAACGTTTGTTCCGGTACTACTCCCGGTAGGCTCAACAAGCCTTGCATTACAAACCCAATCTCCAGCCATATTATCACCGGAATACTGTAACGAATAAACCCTGTAATATCCGCTCACAACTTTAGATTTAAGATAAATATAATCATCCACGCCAATCGCGGCATTAAGAAGGAACTTAACGTCCCAACCGACGATTTTATCACCAGTTTCTGTACTTCCGGCGATAATAACACGTTTTGGAATCTCTATCATTCCGGTATCGGCAGAAATCAGTTTGTAATCCCGGTTCATTGTGTCATTTGGTTTTTTCACATGGACTTCCCCATCTTGAATCGTCCATGCCGCATCCGTGCAAGCACAGCATTTGGAAAGCATTTCCTCTCCGCTTCCGACATACGAAAACCCGTTTTCGGTTTCCCCGAACTCCACATTATATGAAGTTTCTATCGGAAGTCCCATTTGCGCCACTGTGTCTTTTACAATCGTTTCATAACTAACAGAATCGGCATAAGACAACGCGACATAAGTGTCTTTATATGATTCAAGCGAATCAATAACTTCAATGTCTGTCTTCCAGTCAGCGCCGTCCATTGAAGTTGTCGAAAAACTCACAAGCCCTGAAAAGATTTGAAAAAGCCTGTCCCCATATCCAGCCCACAAAGTTAGCTTGCAATTCTCTTCCCCATCAATCAAAATAGCCCTTTGCTCTGGACTCAAATTCCATACACTTATCTGTCCGGTATTCATCGTTATTACATCGGCTTTTTGGAACGAAAAAGAAATATGAAGCGGAAAAGGTTCTCCACCAAATTCAAATCCCCCTCCATTATTCGGGGAAATTTGAACGCGGTATTGTCTGTTAAAGTTTTCAAGGCTCATTCTTCAGGTTTCTCCACATAAAGAAATTCTGCTTTTCCGTCCCAAAAATCACGATAACCGATTCTGTCAAGTTTTGATTTTGCAATCCAATAAACCGGGGGAAGAGTGTCGTCGGTATATTGAAGGTTTAACGGAATTCCGGGAACAATCTTGATCCCTTGAACAATCGGATTATACTTTAAATCAAAAATCCCAAAAACCCAACAATCGGAAGCCATTTCATACGTGAACCGGATTAAATATGCTACATTCTTGATTATAACCCTCGAAAAAGAATCGTTATAATTTGGGATTGAAATAATCGTATATCCATTAACCATTACATATACGCCTCCAGTCCCAAATATTTATATGCGCCTGTTGAAATCCCCAAATTTCTTGCAACCGTGCTATCACTATTCCAGTTTATTTTGTTTTGAGATGCAGTCCCGGCAGAAACTCCTGTACTACCGCCATTGCCATAAGACGATGCAACGCCGGAATAATCCCTTACAGCCGTTGTTCTGATCTTCTTGAACGTAATCGGAATCTCCCGAGCATATCCGGTTTCTGGATTTTTCGAAAGCGTTATAGACTGAATCCCCATGTTTGTGAACGTTCCTTCGGAAGTCACAACAGTTACGGGAGTCCGCGAAAAATACAGAGATTCAAGCCTGTTGCATACATCAGCAGTTCTTCCAAGCCCGTGTCTGCTTCTCCATGTAACCGGGGTATCTGTAACATACAAAGTCATCGAAAGGGTTTCGGATTCAATAATAATCGAATCCGAAATCTTAAAACCTTCCTCTGTTACATATTGGGGAATAGTTGCATCAAGTTGTCTGCTCTGATCGATTAACGCATCAAATTCAATTCCAGCAATCGAAACAGGCTGTTTTGCTCTCGGCACGATCTATCCCCCCCTCTTAATGAGCGAAATCCATAGCACGAGAAGCCTCATCAAAGAACTTTTGATTTACTTCATTCAAATTATCTTTTACAATTTTTTGATCGGCAGGATTTCCGGTAAAGTTATTTGTCTGATTGTATGTCAAATTGTTTACTTTGTCATGGGAATCTGTTGTCGCATTTTCAACGGTTCTGGAAGAAGCCGTCGCACTCTTTTTTAATGTTTCAGAAGCATCTTGAATATCGGTTGACCAAAATCCGAGCTTCTCACCAAGCCATTCAACGCCACGATAAACCCATCCGGCATTGGAACGCATATACCACGGTTGCGAAGAGCCTTTTTTAAATGCATTATTAAGAAAATCTTGTGTTCCAATAATTGCTTTA